CTACTCCCAGCCGACAACCCTACCGCCGGCCATGATCGGCGAAAGCTCCGGCTGCTGCCACTGCACCCGCTGGCGGCGCAGGCGCACCCAGCCGTAGATCGGCGCGCGATAAAGCAGAGGAACGCCGAGCGCCCGCATTGCCTCGTTGAACAGCCGGTCGGCATCGCGCTTGTCGGGGAAGGTGATCGTCTGCTGGCAGGCCCAATCGTGGACGAAGGCGGCGATCAGGAGGCGCTGGCACGGCCGTAGCAGCCAGACCGCCAGCAGCGAGGTCAGCACCGCATCCGCAGTCACAAACGCCCAGAGAGGCATCCCCAGCGCGCGGCCAGAGGCGACCAGGACCACGGCGATCGCGAAGCCGATCCGCAGCCAGCCCGGCCAGCTTACACCGTCGCTGCGCCAGCCGGCCGGGATGGTATGGAGCGCGCCGCGATCATCCGAGAAGATGATCGGGCCCGAGGCGCGATATTCGGTCTTGCCGTTCGGGCGCTTGCCGACGGCTGGCGTCGGCGGCGAGGCGAGGAACCGGGCCATCACGCGACCTCCTCGCAGGGGAACCGAACATCGATCAGCGTCATACCCTCGACCGTCGGGCTCGGCTGGATGCGGAAGGCTTCGACCGGATGGCCGTCCACCGTGCCCGGCCCCGGCTCCGCGCCGCGCGCCCGGTCGCGGATCGCGATCGTCGCCTCGGCGCTGCCCTCGCGGCGCGACATGCCGCCTTCACCCTTGAAGAAGGGAAAGACGACGGCCACGCGCCGGCCGTTGTTGATGACGTTCGTCATTGCTGGGCAAACCTCACTGCTATGGTCCGCTGGAAAGTGCGGGCCGGGATGGAGTTGGTGTCGATTGTCACCTCGATCGGCAGGGTCACGCCCGCGCCGTCAAAAATCGGGTCGAGCTGCATGCTTTCGGTGACCGACAACCAGATGAGCAGGGCCTTGCCGTCGTCGATGATCGACGGTGCGCGCGGGCCGGTGTCGCTGATGATCAGGCCGGCGGCGACCGCCTCGGCGCCCAGCACCAGCTCGAAGGTGTCGATCCATTCATCGGCCTCGAGCAGCGATGTCGCGCGAATCCGCCAGTTGGTGAAGTCGCGGGGATCAGCCTGCGGCCCGAAGATCGTCGTATTGGGCGGGATGCTCATGCCCTGATGCCTCCTGGTCAGATGATGATGGTGCGGTCGGCGAGGCGACTTCCGGTCAGTTCGACGGTCCGGCCGGACAGTGGCGCCCCCAACAGGATGATGGTCCGCCGCTCGGACGCGACCGCAGCCGGCCCCGCATCCGCCGCCGCCACCAGCGCGTCGCCCGCCTCGCCGATCGTCACCGTCGCCCGGATATACGCCTTGGCCTGGGCAGAGACGGTATCGTTCGCCTCGGTCCGCGCCAACGCCCCCTTGATCCGCACGGTAGCGGCCGACGAAAGCGCGTCGGTCGCCTCGATCTTGTTGAGCGTCGCCTTGACGTAGACCTGGGCGGTCGCCGTGAGCGCGTCGGTCGCCTCGATCTTGTTCAGGGCAGCGGTGATGTACGCCTTGCCGCCCGCGGCGAGCGTGTCGCCGGTCTCGACGATCACCGCCCGGCCCTGAAGGGCGGTCAGCGCCTTGAGCTCGCTATCCTTGACCCGAACGTCGTAGTAGCGCAGCCGGCGGATATGACCGTTTTCGCCTTCCGCACCGGAAGCCCTCCCGATCGTCATCCGATTGACCGTACCTGGGGTGCCACTTGCGGAGGTAGACGGCGCTGTGCCGTTCATGCTCGCGGCGAAATCGTTGAGCGCGTAGGCGAGCGCGATACTATTGTGCGTATTAGGTGATATGGGGCCGAGATTGCTGAAGAAGAAAGATTGGCTCGACGAAGTGTTGCCAATAGCGCGCCCAACCATGCTGGACGACATGTAAACGATCATCCTATTAACCGATGATCCAGAGTCTACACCGACAAGTCCCCTGTCATAGGAATTGGCGCCCATATAGGTGTCGAAATCGACGATGAACGTTCCCTCAGACTGGTTGTAGAAGTCAGAGAAATCGACCCCCGAAACGACGGCGATGTCGGCCGAGCGCGTCACCTGGCTTGCGCCGGTTGCGATGTAGGAGGTGGCCGCGAAGCCCAGCTCGTACATGACGCCGCTGATCTTGAACGTGCGCGGGCTGTTGTCGCGATACTTGATCACGCCGATGCTGGCGCCCGGCGATGCATTGTTGATCGCCGGAACGATGACGCGGTAAAGGCCACCGCCGTAGTCCTCGACCTTGTACGTCGTCGGCGACGCTACCGCATTGCCGATATTTACGACGAAATCATTCAGCGGACTGTGGATGCTTGCTCCGCCGAACGCCGGCGCGCCGCCGTCATCCATCCGGACGAACACGCTGAAATAATATTGGGTGGAGACGACCGGCGTGAAATTGGTGGTGTATGCATAGCTGTCGGTGGCGCCGTCATAACCGAAGGCAAGGCCCGTCGTCCCGATAAGGCCCGAGAACGTCGCAGCGCTCACCAGGCCGCCGCGCGAGGCCGGGAGGCCGGTCGCGAACTCGCTCTGGGTCAGGAGGTTTGTCGACGTTGCCTCATTCAGCAGGCCCTTGGCCTCGAGCGTCACCGGATCATAATCGTAGCGCGGCGCACTGGCGGCGACGATCTGGCCGGCTGAATTGACCCGCGTTCCGTTCGCGCCGCCCGAGAAGACTATGCGCGGATCGGGCACCTCGCTTGCAGTGAAGTCCCAATCGATGACGGCGGTATAGCCGATCCGGGCATAGACGGTGTCGTCGGCTTCGGCGAGCGTCGCGGCGCCCTTGACCTTGACGGTCCCCGTAGCCGCCGCCGTGTCGGCCGCCTCGGTGATGCTCGCCGAATATTCGCGGGGCTGGTTGATCAGTCCCGTCGCCTGCAGCGTGTCGTCCGCCTCGGTGATGGTGGCCGAGATATCCGCAGGCGGCGGGATGAAGTAGATGCGGACCTTGAACGAGTCGATCGCCAGGCTGGCGCTGAGGCTGGATGCGGTGCCCATGAAATCGACCGCAAAATCGCTCGATTTGATCTGGGACAGGGAGATGGTGGTCCCCCACATATCCCCATCGCCGCCATAGAGAGCGTCTGCGGGACTATTGGGCCAGACCGTGACGGTATCCGCCTTGTTGTCGCCTGCGCGGTCGCCGATGGAGCCAGTCGATTGGGGCACCAACGAGACAAGGTAATCGAGACCGGGCGAGTTGTACCTGCGGATCGCAAGTTCAATGCCCGTAATCGTCGATCCATCGGGAATATCGGAGCTTGTGAAGCCGAATCCCGATCCTCGAAGCGTCCTGGTATGAGATGACGAACTGACCGTTCGGCTCGCATAGGCCGTATTATCGGAGAAAATATAGCTGGGATTTACCCAAGCCGAATTGGCGTTGTCGTCGTCGGCGAGGCTGCCGACGGCCACCGTTGGATAATGCCAAGACGTGACCGCCGACATAATGCCTCCTCCGACGAGCTGGGTTACGAGTTGCCGGCGGTCAGGGTGAAAGCGGTCACGTCGACCTGCTGCCCCGACGCGATCGACGTGTTGTCCACGGTCATGTCGCCGCCGCCGCCGGTGAGCGTGATGGTGCCCTGCGCGTGGCAGGTGACGCCGTCCGAAGCATAGATGCGGAAATGCGCGGCAGTGCCGGTCGCGTCGGCGGTCAGGTCCTGCCAGGTGCCCGATTTGGACTTGCTGCCGCCCGAAGCCGCCGCCATCCAGTCGGCCGGCAAGTTGAGCGTCGCCAGCACCGTGCCGGCGTCGGCCGCCGCGCAGTTGGCGGGCGGCGCGCCGGTGCGAATCTTCAGGACGGCGGACGCGCCGATAGCGGTTTCGACCGCGTCGAGCTTCGCGTTACGGACGGCGACTGAATATTGCAGAGTCATGATGGGCTCCATGTCGATGGTGAGGGATGGCCGGATAGGGACGATCTGCCGTCGCTCGGCCGGCGGCGGCAGCGCTGGGGATCAGCGGGGATCGCAATCCGGCGTCGGCACGCCGAGATCGCGAAAGAAGCGGCAGATGCGCGCGACCTTGTCCCAGCCGCGACGGCCCCATGAGGCATGCGCGGTGTCGTAGTCGTCGAGCGCGGCGGCGCTGTCGTTCAGCACCGCGTTCATGTCGAGCTGAGGCTCGACCTCGACGACCAGGTCAGCAGCCGGGGGCGCCTTCAAGCCCGCGCTCGCGGGCCTGTCGGAGCAGGACGGCGCAAGCACGAGCGCGCTGCCGATCAGACAGACGAGCATCAGGGAGCGGCGCGACCGCCGCGCGTTCGGCGTCTTCATCGGCTTGGTTCCTCTTCTGGTCGGAAAGGCGGGCGTCGGCCGCGTTGGCGTCGGCGCTGCGCACGGCGGGCGCGAGCTGGGCTTCCTGCTCGGCGTCGTGGCGCGCGATCAGGTTGCGGTCGTAGGCGCACCTGGCGACGGCCAGCAGCGCAACCAGTGCAAATATTGCACAGGCTGGACCGACGACGCGGGCGAAGCGCTCGGGCACGCCCGCCCGCGCAGCGAGCCGGGCGAGGAACCCGATCATGGCATGCCCTCGGCCATGAAACGGACCATCGCTTCGGCCTGCGTCGCGTCGAACAGGTTCGTGCCGCTGGGCTCATGGCGCATCGGTTCGGTCAGCCCCAACATCTTCATAGTTTCCGGGCTGTCGTTGTACTCGGCCTTGAAGGTGATCCCGCCATCGGGCCGGAAATCCTTGGGCAGCTTCCACGCCAGGAAGCGGTTCACCATGTGCTTGATCTGATCGTCATTCATCGCACTCAGGCTCCTTTGACGGGGACCGGGTTCTCCGGCTTGTTGTCGATCGTCACCGTCGCCGACGCTTCCTGCGCGGCGCGGATCGTGCGGAAAGCTTCGGCCGTGTTCGCCGTCGCCTGGTCATCGCGGGCGTCGGCCCGGAACATCGCGCCGACGATCAGGCCGACCGGCGGACCGAGCGTCAGCATCGCGTCGCGGATCAGGTCGAGATTGGCGGCGGGGACGGCGCGGTTGGCGAACTGCCAGACCATCCAGTAATAGCCGGCGAGGAAGGCGAAGCCGATGAACTGGCGGATATCGCGGACCGGGCGCGCCGGCCGGTTGGCCCGGCGCTCGCCCATACGATCGAGGAACTCGAGCAGCGTCATGCCTCGCTCCCCAGGCTGGTCTTCTTCTCCATGATCGGCATGGGGATGTGCAGTTCGGGCGCGCCCACCGGCCAGCGACACGCATAGGCGGCCGAGACGGGGAAAGGCGCGATCGAGACGCTGTCGCTCTGGTTGCCGCCCAAGGCGAGATAGTAGAGCCCGTCCTTCGTGATGCCGACGATCTGGGCAACATGGTTGCCGCCGTCGCGGGACTTGACGATGAAAGCGCCGACCTGGGGTTTGCAGGCGACGCCCCACGTCGCCCAGGCCGCAGCTTTCGGGAAATCCTTCGGATAGGAGAGGCCCGCCTTGTTCACGCACCACGCCGCGAAGCCGCCGCACCAAGGCCCATCATTGTCGTCCGTCGTCAGCCAGGGGGCGCCGAGCGCCTTCCACATCTCCTCCGTGATGAACGGATTGTGCTGGGGGCCTTTGATCTCGCGCTCGCCGAGCTTCGTCATGCCGGCGGCCGTCCAAGGCGGATAGGCGGCGCTCGCCGTTCCGAGCAGGGCCGCGATCGCCGCATTGAACCCGTCGACCTGCGCCTGCGTCAGCTTGCCGCCCATCATGGGGCGCACGGCATCGAAGAACGCCTTGTGGTTGAGCTCGGTCATCCGCCGTGCCCTCCGAACAACATCTTCCCGAGCGCCAGCAGCAGGCCACCGAACGCGGTCACGATGAAGGCGGCCCCCGCGAAGAAGCCGAGCCCCCGGTCCTGCTTGCCGGTGATGCGGTCGAGCTTGACCGATACGTTGGCGAGATCGTGCTTCACCGTGCGCATGTCAGCTTTCAGCTCGCCCACATCGCGCGCGATCTGGAGGTCGTTTTCGGTCACTGGCGGTCTCCGGGGCATGAAAAGGGCCCGCGCGGTGCGGGCCCCGAAAGGTGCGGGATCAGGGGGTCAGTCGCCCCAATCGACTTCGCCCGCGGCGATGATCGCCGGGATGGTGTCGGCATCGCGCACGGCCTTCTTGGCGGCCTGGCGCTTCGCCTCGATCGCGACGGCCGCCGCGCGGAACGCCTCGGCCTTGGCGATCACCGCCTTGACGAGATCCTTCCTCGGAACTCCGGTCGCCTCGGCCTCGGCGTCGAGGAAGGGCGACGTCGTCGCGCCGCTGCGCGCCTCATCTTCCTTGGCGAAATAGACCATGGCGCGGGCGGCGGTCGGCATCAGCGCCTGAAGCCGGACCTCGGCCGCCTCGTCGATCGCTGCGATCAACGGCAGTCGGACCGCCTCGATATAGGTCGCCTTGCCCGGCTCGCCGTTCAGCATGGTCGGACCGTCGGCCTCGACCACGGCAAGGTCACGGTGCCGCTCCTCCTGGAGGCGCATCTCTCCGCGCGTCACCGAATGCCCGGCCATGACGATATCGCCGGTCTCGCGGTTGTACTTCACCCAATAGATCATTGGTCAGCCCTCACTTGTTGAATCGGCCCATCCCGAACATCGCGGCGTCGGAGAGGCTCAGGTCGGTGGTGTTCGCGCGCCACTGCAGCTTGACCGTGTGCGTGCCGGCGCTGAGCGAGTTGGTGATGCGCTGGATGCTGCCGGAGTCGGTGCCCCAGCCCGCGCCGCCCTTGGGCGTTCCGACCTGGCTCCCGTCGAGGGTGAAGCGGATCTGCCACGACATCGGCAGGGCGCCGCTCGCATAAGCCTGCTGGATATCGGCCCAGAGCAATATCTGCCCCGGCTCATCCATCAGGATCGTGTAGCTGAGCGCATCCTGCCAGGCGTATGAGCCCGACCCGGTCAGCGTGCCGGCGGAGGTCACGCCGAACGTCTTCGACACGCTGTTGTCGATCATCGCCGTCGTGCCGACACGCATCGGCTTGATGGTGCCGTCGGGATTGAGACCGTCCCCGATGCGGCCGTCGGTCACCTCGGTCGGGATGTTGGCGAGGTTGGTCGCCCAATCCGCGCCGATCGTTGCCACCTGGACCCAGGACGAGCCGCTCCAGCGGCGCAACTGGTTGGTCGAGCTGTTGTACCAGAGATCGCCGAGCGCGGTCGCGGTCGGGGTCGACGTCGAATAATATGTCGTGACCTTGCCGTCCGCCGTCGCCTGCGCGCCGGCCGCCGCCGTGACCGCCGCGGCGACGCGGGTGTCGGCGGTGAGCGTCCAGACGCCGCTCCGATAGGTGTACAGCTTGTTCGCATCGTCGATGTCGAACCAGAGATCGCCTTCGCTGGCGCTCGCCGGCGGCGTGGTCTGATAGAAGGTGTCGATCTTGCCGTCGGCCGTGTCCTGGGCGTTCGCCGCCGCGGCAATAGCGTTGACGGCCTGGTCATAGGCGATCTTCGCGATCTCGTTCAGCACCGCCTGCCGCGCGACATAGACGTCGCGGAACTTGGCGATGAAGGTCGCCCGGTCGATCGCGGTGTCGGTCGTATAGTCGTCGAAGTCGGGCGACAGGCTGTTGAGATAGGCCGTCAGCGCCAGGATGGCGTTGTCATAGGTCGCCTTCTGCGTCGTCACGCCCTGCGCTGCGGCGCGCGCGTCGATGCCCGCCTGCTCGGCGATGATGACGGTATAGTCCTGGACGATGCGCGGCTTTTCGCTCCGGTCGAGGATGCCGTCGGCGACGATGTTGGCGATCGCCTCCAGTTCGAACAGCGGCGTGGTGATCGGGCCCAGCACCAGCCGGTTGCCGATCACGCCCTGGCGCCGGTAGCGGACCGCCGCCTGGTAGCTCGTCGCCGGCAGCACGCCGGGGATGATCTTCTGCGTCGTCTCTGGCGGCTCGATGCCGGCGCCGATCCAGCCGGCGTCGTCGGCGATCCCGGAGAACCATTCGCGATACTCGAAGACGATCGCGTCCGAGCTGCTGCTGTCGATCTCGCCGTCGATCACCAGCGCGGGGAGCGTGGTCGACCCGTCGGTCAGCGACGTCGCCGAGATCACCCAGACGCCGGGACCGGGAACCGGGTTGATCGGCGGGCCGGTGACGCCGGGCGTCGGCGGCGCGGTCGTCGTCTGGCCCAGCGCGAAGGGGTGCTTGTCGTCGGTCTCCGATCGGGCCGAGAAGCGCGGGCATCCGGTCGCCGGGTCAATGTCGCGGTTGGTGAAAAGGATCTTCTGCGCGTTGAGCCCGACTTCGGGAATCGTGACGGTGACCGCGTCGCCCGGCTTGTAGCCGATCCAGCGTGGGCGCAGCGGCAAGTCGATCGGGCCGAACTCGCGGCTATTCTCGATGCCGTAGCGCGCCAGCGTCGCGACCTGCTTCAGGTCCTGGACGAAAACGTAATCGGCCTCCTTGGTCCGCTCGCCACCGTCGAACGCGACATGCTCGGGCACGCGCACCGGGGCGGCCGAGATCACCTCCCAATTATGCGCCTCGCTGCGATAGCGCGGGATGATGCCGTTGATGCGGTCGCGGCGCGCCTGCGTCGCCTGGACCTTCGCCGGGCCCGACAGGTCCTTGATGGTGATGGTGTCGAGCGACACCTTCGGCGAGTTGACGAAGCAACTGATCTTGGCGCCGAGCGGCATCGGCTCGCCGCATCCGGCCTGCAACATGCTGACCAGCGTCTCGTACTTGTTGTCGGTCGAATAGGCGACGCCGCCAATCTTCCAGCCGTTGAGGTCGGCGACGTTGGCGCCCTCGACGAAGGCGGGGACGTCGATCATCGCGAGCAGTGCGCCGATGCCGAGGATGCGAATGCCGTTCTGCCAGCGGCCGAGACACCAGGTCAGGCCATGGAGGAACGGGTTCTCCGAATAGACATAAGTTGATTCGTCGAGCGCGCGGCAGGGGCCAGACCCGCCGGGATAGGTGCTGTCGAGGCGCGGGTCGTAGACCTTGACGCCCTTCGCTACCCAGCCGGGCTTGGGCGTGCCGTTCTGGTACTTCTTGCCCTTCGTGTCGAAGCGCAGCCGCCACATCGCCGCGGCATAGCCGGATAGCTTGTGCGCGGCCGTCCAGCCGGGAACCGGCACCGGGTCCGCCGGGATGGTCAGGGAGGCCGGCTCGGGCGTCTGGCCGAGCTGGGTCTTCTGCCACATGAAGTCGTTGTAGAAGCCGAGCGCGGCGCCGCCGGCATCGAACGGCACGACGACCTGGTCGGACTTGAAAGCTTCGATCTCCTGGATCGGCCCGGCGCCCGAGATGATGACCACGAAGGTCTGGCGGTCGTTGTCGCCCTTGGCGCTGGTGTCGGTCGTGTCCCAATAGACGATGTTGCCGGCATTCCACGTCCGGCCCATCAGATAGGGGATTCCCGCGCTCGGGTCCGAGTTGAAGGTCGTCGGCGAGCCGGTCAGCGGCGGGCGCTTATAGGCAGCAGCCGCAGCGAGCGAAAGAGCAGCAGACGCGACGCTTGCTACGGTAGCGATCGTCGCGAGCGAGAAGCCCGCGACGAAGGTCGCGCTCATGGCGGCAGAAATGGTAGTGCCCGCCGCCAGTGCGAGCCCTGCGCCGACCCCGGTGGCGACCAGGGCCACCGCGCCAACAACCATCGCAGCCGTGCGGAGGGTTTTCATCTATGGCGGCTCCGGGTGGGTGGGCTGTTCGGCGCGCAAAAATCGTGGCAGGAAGGCCGCCGAAGTGAGGCCGAGCATGCGGAAACAGATTGCGATATTGCTGCCCATCGCGGCGCTCTGGGCGACCGCCGGCTATGCCAAAAGCGTGACGCAGCATGTCGTCGTCGACGGCGCGCGCTATCGCGTCACTGTGAGAGAGGGCGTCGCAATCGTCGCGCGAAAATCGCTGCTCGTTACCTACACAGTGGAAGAACGGGACAGGCAACGCCGCGCTGCCGAGCAGGTAACAGGTTGCCGTCTGGTCGATGAAATGCCGAACCAGGGGGGTATCACGATGGGCAAACTAGACTGCCCTAAGTGATCGGCGTAGCCCGCCATGCCGCGACATATTCGATCGGCTGAAGCACGCCCGCGCCGATCAAGTCCTCATGGTAGCCAACGGTGCGGCCGTTCCCGAGCGCAACGTGCAGCGCCGGTCCGAACTCTTCAGCGCCCGGGCAGGCGATGATGTCGCCGACGACGGCCGCCGCCGGCGGGATGCGCTCCAGACCGTGGGCGTCGACGGCCGCGCAGAGGTCCGCGAAGCCCCGATCGGCCAGTGCCTTGCGAGCCGTCCGCACGGTGCGATAGGCGCCCTTCGGCGGCAGCTTCACCTTATAGCCGAGCCGGCGGAGGTGCGCAGCGGCCATCCGCACGCAATCGCGATCGCCCAGCCGGAACGGCTTGTCCTTGAACTCGTCGAGCGTCGCCTGCGCCGCCAGCCGCCGCAGCTCCGCCTCGGGCGTCTCGATCGTCATTGGTTCAGCAGCCACATATCACCCCCGAACACGCCGCCGATGCCGCCGAATCCGAGGCCGGTGTTGGTGACCGGGCGCGGCGGGGCTTCCACGCCCCAATAAACGCCCTGCGGGACGCCGGTCTGGAAGGCGAAGCCCTTCTCGCCCGGCCAGATGGATTGATGAAACCCGTCCGACAGCCGCGCGCCTTCGTCGTCGGCGAAGAAGCGCTCGAAGATCGACGCGACCTCATATTCGAGCTCGCGCATATTCTCGCCGGCCGTCAGGAACGGCACGTCCAGTTCGCCGACGAACAGGAGATGCGGGTTCGGCACGACCTGGCCGGTCGTCCGCTCGACCGCACCGAAATAGATGGTGACGATGGAGCCCTGCATGTCGGGCCCGGCCAGGTCGGCGGCGGCGGCATCGCTCGCCGGTAGCAGCGTGATCGACAGCCGTGGCGCCTCGTTCCCCATGCCGTCGGTCAGGTTCGATATCGCCGAGAGCGTCCCGTAGACCGGATCGCGCCCGGTATAGTTGCGACCGTTGAAGGTCAGGCTCGCGGCCCCGTCGAGCAGGTTGATCTGCCGCCCGGGCAGGTCGATCGAGATCGCGCCGAAGATGGTCGGGGCGGGGCTGCTCAGCGCCGCGTCGAGTTGGACGGTCAGGCTGGTCATTCCGCCTCCGTGATCCGGAACTGGAGGCCGATGTTCATCGCGACATCGATCGTCCAGTCGCGGCGATTGCCTTCAAGGAAACCCTCGATCTTCGGCTCGTCGATCTCGACGACGGCGCCGTCGGAATAGGCGACGCGCAGCATCGGCTCGACCAGCAGCGACACCTTGCCCGAGCCGTTCGCGACGCCGGCTGCGGCGATGATGTGCAAATAGCGCCGGCCGCCGTGGACGACTGAGATGAACTGCCCGCGCAGGAACGTCCGCCCGCTCGACAGTCCCCGGAGCTTGAGCGTCGTCCCAGCCTGTCCCGGCCCGTCGATGACAGCGTCGCCGCTGCCGTTCACGCTGATCGCCTGCGGCCAGGGGAAGATGCCGCCGTCCTTCTGAGCCTGGATCAGCGCCGCGACCCACGCGGTTGCGTCCTCGGCCGTCGGCATCGTGTTCATGGTGACGTCGATCGTGAAGCGGTCGCCGAGGCGGTTCAGCTTCTGGTCGACGCCACCGAGCGGCGAGCTGATCACGCCGCCCCAGTCGAGATAGCCGGGGACCGCGCTCGCGGGGCCGGGATAGGCGGGGATGAGAATCGCCATCAGCTTCGCCCCAATCGCTGGCGTCCGCGACGCCGCAGTTCCGTCTGCGCCATGGCGCTACCGCCGGCCGCGCCACGCTGCGCGGCGACCATGTCGCCACGGTTGATCATCGCCCAGAACTCCGGCGTCATCAGGTTGCCCTCGAAATGGTAGCTGTCACCGCCGGGACCGCGATCACTGCCGGGCTTGCGAATGTCGACGATCTCGCCCTTGGTGGCGCGAAAGCTGACGACGTTCTTATCGACGCCGGCCATGCCGCCGACCGTAAAACTGCCGCCCGTCGCGAAACCCGGCATGCCCTCGCCCAGCTTGAAGGGCTGGAGCGTCGTCGTTCCGATCGACGCTTGGATGCCAGCGGTATCGATCGCGGGGCCAGTGAACCCGCCGCCGCCGAGCCCCCCGAACAGCATCTGCGATAGCGGGCCGATGATGCTCCTGCGGATTTGCATCCGCGCCAGGTCGGCGATGATCTGGCCGATAACCTGTTTGAACACATCTCCCATGGATCGTGCGCCGGTGATGACGTCAGCGAGACCATCGCCGAGCGAATCCATTGCGCCGGTGAGCGAGGTCTTGATGGTATCTCCGGTGTGAAGCGCTTCGATTGCCAAATCCATCAGGTACTGCTGGAATGGATCGAAGGTCAGCGGCACTACCTCGCCGATCTCCTCCACATTGATCTTGATGTTACGGAGATACTTGTCGAAATCGCCGCTCTGCTGGTGCAGGCTCTCAAACGGATCGCGCAACGCTTCGGCCGCCTTCTCGATCGCCGTGCGATACTCGGCATTGTCCTTGTAGCCCATCGATTGGGCCAGCCGGTCGGCTGCGCTCCCCTTCTTCTTGGTTCCGCTGCCGCCACCGCCAGAAGTTGGCGCCGGGAGGCGATATTTGCTCCCAAGGGACAGGTCGTCCATCGTGACCGCGCCGGGCTTGAAGCCCCAATTGTCCTGCAGCTTCTGCCCCTCGATCGCGGCGCGGCGGGATGCCTCGGTTTCCTGGCGCTTGGCGTCATAGCGTCCGAAGGCGTTTGACGGAGCGGACGCCGGCTTGATGCGGTTGCCGAAGACATCATGCTCGCGCAGCCATGCCAGCTTGTTGGCGATGTCGTCGAAGTCTTTCAGCCACTGCTCATAATCGCGGCGAAAGCTGTAACCGAACCCCTCGGAGGAACCGGTCAATTCGTCGAAAGCCTTCTTCCCGGCCTCAACCATCGGCTCGAATGCGGCGCCGAGGCCGGCCAGGTCGGCGCGAACCTCTATGCCAAAATCCTCGGCGCGCTTTTCGAGCTTGCCGAAGCCCGTCGACCCGTCGAGTACGAAATTGGCGAACATCGAGGAGAATTCGCCGCCGCGGTCGAACGCGCCGAAGGTGATGATCGCGGCATTGTGCAGCTGCGTCAGCGCCTCGTCGAAGGTGACCGGGAGCTGGCGGAACTCCCGATCTATCCCGGCGGTGAATTTGCGATCGGTCAACGCCGTATAGAGCTTGTCGGCCGTCAGCTTGCCATCGGCGGCCATCTGCCGCAGCGATCCGATCGGAACATTGAGGCTCTGCGCGAGCAGTCGTGCCAGCCGGGGGCTTGCCTCCATGACGCTGTTGAATTCGTCGCCCCGAAGAACGCCGGACGCCAGGGCCTGCCCGAATTGCAAGGTCGCCGACTGCGCCTCGGCGGCGCTTGCGCCACCAAGCTTGAGCGCCTTGGTGAAAGTCTCGGTCGCGCGCGCGGCATCGGCCTGGGACTTGCCCATCTCGGCCGAGGAGCGAGCGAAATTGCCGTACAAGGCGGTCGTTGCCGAAAGGCTGCTGCGCGTTTCGCCCGCGATCCGTCGGACATCGTCCTGCGCCTGGTTGAATGAGCCGAAGCCGGCGGTCGCAAGCTTGAGTTGCGCCGCCATCTGCTTCGACTCGTCCGACAGCTTCAGGAAAGCGGTCGCGGTGGCGCCGACGCTGGTGATTCCGATCGCCGCGCCCAAACCACTGAACGCGGTCTTCACCCCGGCAACGCTGTTCTCGATCAGCGCGCCACTACGCGCGATAGCCTTGCCCGAACGGTTGAAATCCCGCTCGGTCTTAGCCAGCGACTGCCGCGCTCGCTTTGTGCCGGAATCGAAAAGGACCCCGTCGAAGCCAAGCTCGGCGCGCAGCGAGCCGACGACGAGATCGTTCACGCCGACGCGCCTCCGGCCGCCTTCACGCCATCAGAAAGCGCCTTCGAGACTGCCTTTGCGACGGGCTCAAGGCCCACTACGGCGATGATGCGGCCCGCGGCCTTGTCGTCCTCGACCGCATTATGCTCGGCCAGGCCGATCCGGACGATCGAGCGGAGCGTCCGGAAGTTGCGCAACACGGCCTGGCTCATGTCGAACCCGCTGATGCCCAACTCCTCCTCGATGTCGCATATGCGATTGAAGTCGAAGGCGAGCTTGAGCGGCGGGTTGGTCCCTTCGAGAATCGTCGGATCGGTCATCATTGACTCCTCTTGCGCGTGGCGCGGTTGATCTTTCGGGCCCTGCGGCCCAGCGCCTTGCGAATCTCGATCGCAACGCTGTCGGCAATATCGGCGACGGCCTTCTTCTTTCCGGCATCCCAGGCAGGGCGGACGAAGGCCTGCGGCGCGCTATGTTCGGTGCCTAGTTCCTGCAGGCGCGCGCGTTTCAACGGGCCGGGGCCGATATAGACATTCACGCCGGACTTGCTCGCCGCCGTCTTCTTGCGCTCGCCTTTCGAAAGCCGCGTTGAGACCTTGACGGTGCGCTTCAACTTGCCTGTCCGCTCCGGCGCGCGCTCTTCCATGTCGTCAGCCATTGGCTGCGCGGCGCCCTTGAGCACGCGGATAGCGACGTTGCGGCGGGTGGCCTTGGGCAGGGAGGCGAGCGCGGCGTCCATGTCTCGAAAGCCGGAGACCTTCCATTTGGCCATGGCTATTTCCTCGCCAGCATCTTCGTCCAAGCGGCGAGCTGGTCTTCCCAGGGTTTCGCCTTGCCCTTCTGGATTACTGGCTTCCGGCGTGACAACAGGCGCTTGAGCGGCGGCAGCGTCTTCGCCCGGCCGAGTGCGGCCGTCGTCCAGGCAAGCCATGCGCGCTGGTCGGATCGGATCTGCGCGGCATTGGAGTGGGCGCGCACCGCACAAGCGAACAGGCGCGGGGTCTGGGCCCAGAAATCATCGGGACGGTGCCCCATCTCGCACCAAATCTCGAAGCATTTCAGCCAATCCCATGGCTCGCCCTCTTCGGCCTTTCCGCCGCCCGAGGATGCCGGAAAGGCGAGTGACAGGGCATCAATCAGGGCCGGGCCGACGGCGTCGATGCCCATCTCCTTGACGAGCGCGCCGGCGGCAGCGCGGGAAATGTGGCCATGGTGTGAACGCAGAGCCGCGCGCAGCAGGGCACGGACGACTATCGGCGTCGACCGCTTCAGCGCCGCCTCGATCGGCTGCCGAAGTTCGCCTTCGGCAGCGGCGAGCGCGTCGATGGTGAACTGAAGCGTAGCCCCTTCCTCCCAGCCGGCGAGCGAGCAAGGCGGAAGGGGCGTCTCGCCCCGGATCGTGTTCGGCACCGGATCAGGCGGCGGCGGTGATGGTCGGCTTGCCCGATATCTTGAAGGTCGCGCCGCCGGTCATGCGGTCGTTGATGGGCGTCGCAGCCGAATGCGCAGTGAAGAAGCCCTTGATGTCAAGCTTCGCGCCGTTGGGATATTCGACCTGCCACTCCTCGACGACGTCGCCCGCAAAGCTGTCGGCGACCTGATCGTCGTCGGCCTCGCCGGGGATCAGGTTATAGGTCAACGACACCTCTCCGCCGTCGCGCAGGCCCGGCTTATATTCGCGCCAGCGATCGGGGCTGGAGAAGTGGGTAAATTCCACGCTGTCGCGGGTCATCTCGGGCGGGTTGAACTCGACAACCTCGGCGAGCACGACATAGGTCGATGCGCCCGTCTTTTTCTTGAAGAGGGTGAGATGTCCGATGTCGGTGTCATCAGCGGTAGCAGCCATGTAGACCTCCTAGGCTTGGTAGTGGACACGCAGGTCGACCCGCGTGCGGTGGGCGATGCGCCCTTCGTCGTCTTCGGCGTGACCGTTCGCATCGATGACGAACGTGCGATATTTCTTGCCATCTACGGTCTGTCGGATGCCCTGCGCGGCAAGGACGAGCTGCCGTCCGACAAGGACGGATTGCCCTGGGCTCAGCGCCCAGCAATCGGCCTGTACGCGGGCATCGTGCCACCCGCTGAAACCGGACATGATGATTTCCGGAACATCTGAGATCAGATGTAGGGCGACGCCAGGATAAGGGTCTCCGGTAGGGCGCACGCCCCAATCGATGCGGTTGGCAACCAAGGCGGCGAGGCCGGGCGCCGCCAGAAGCTGCTCGCGAAGCCATTCTTCCATCGCGCGCTCCCGCTATGCGACGTCGGGCCGCGCCGCAGCCGTGATCTCGCGCGTGCTGCGCCGATCATAGCCGCGGGCCTCCTTGTTCCCGACAACCTCGAAGGTCTCGCCCTCGCATTCCAGTATGTCGGTGACCTTGATGGAGATCGTGAGGCTGTCCCAGCGCATCAGGAAGCGGGTCGTCAGGTCCTGCGCCTGCTGGCCGGCGCGAAGGCGCTCGCCGTCCGCGACGTCGTCCTTCTTCGCCCAGCGCCCACCGATCTCGACCGGCACCCCTCGGTTACGCGAAATGCCGTCGTCGACGACCGGCGCGCGCTTGATGATGACGAAGCGATCCAGGTCGCCAGCCGCGAGCGTCGCCATCAGCGGTACACCCGGACCGGTTCCAGCAGCCGCTCGGCGGCGATCGAAAGTTCCGGCGCGGAATCGCGGTGGCGGTACTGGTCGCCGGTCATCAGCAGGATCGCCGACTTGATGTTCGCCGGCACCGTCGCGTAGCCGGCGTCATAGCGGATGCGCACCGCCTCCGCCTGGCTGCGCGGCGTCGGCCAACTCTTGCCGGGCGCGGGTGCGAGGCGGCGGCCGGCGAGATAATAATCCTCGGGCGCGACCGCCTGCTCGGCACCGGCGGCATCGACATATTTCACGCTGACGATCGCGGCGACCGGGGGACAGGGCAACTCGATCGCGGCGCAGAACGCATCAAGACGGGCTTCGAGGATCTGCGGACCGATTGCGCGGCCGAGCCAGCCGTCGGGCCCGTCGATCAGCGCGGTCGCGGCGGCGATCATCATCTCGACGTCGTCCTTCTCGTCGGAGCCGCCCGCCAGGCGCAGGCGTGCGACCGCCTCCGCATAGCTGACGACGGGGGCCGGAGGGGTGACGACGAAGACGCGCATGTCAGGCGGCCTTGGGGTCCGCCTTGCCGGCGCCGCCCTTCGGCGCCTCGTCCACCTTCGCGGTCGCGTCGACCTTCGGACCGTGGGTGACGTCGTCGGTCGTCTCGACGAACTTGCCCGCCTCGATCAGCGCCTTTCCGCGCTTCGCGGTCTCCTCGATCACGGCGCCGCGCGGCAGCGCGCCGATCTCATGATTATAGGCGATCTTGGCCTTGATGCGCATGGCACGCTCCTATGTGCGGGAGGAAAGGGTGCGGGGCGGCGCAAAGGGGAACGCCGCCCCGCGGTTCACGCCTGGAGGGGCGTTCGGTTAAGACTGGAGTTCGACCAGGGCCGCCGCGCGACAGGTCTCGGCGTCAAGGATGGCCATGTTCACGACGGGATGCACCTTGCCCATGATGCCGAGCCGGAGCGCGCCGCCGGAGTTGAGCGCGGCCAGCTCTTCGGCCGTCGGCCGCCAGACGCTGTACATGAAGTTGAACCCGCTCTGCTCGTCGATCGCGTCGGCGATCGGCAGAACGCCGCAGGGTCCGTCCAGCTGCGGGTCCCAATCCTTCGGCGCGCCGAGGGGGCGCGAGCCGGGGAAGTCGCAGATATTCATGCCGCGATGACCTCGCCGGTCGGCGCCGAGATGGCGGTGACCTTGTTGACGCTGTTGAGCGTGCCGGCGGCGGTGACCGCGAAGGTCACGACCGCGCCGACATCCTCGGGCTGGACCTCATAGGTCGCGCCGGTCGCGCCCCCGATCGCCACGCCGTCCCGCAGCCACTGGCGTGCCGACACCGAACCGCGAACGATGGTGCCATCGGCGCCGGTGAGGGTCTGGCCGCTCTGCGCCGTGCCGGTGATGCTGGGCTGCACGGTGAAGGCCGGCACGCACATGAAGCCGCGCGAGCGGCGCGCAGAGCGGGCCATGATCAGGCGCCCTTGTTGGCGGGATCGGCCGCCTTCTTGTTCGCGGGCTCCTTGGCGTTCTTCTCGCCCTCGCCCTTCTCCTTGGACGGGTCGGGCTCGATCGACGGCGCGTAGCCCTTCTTGACCTCGTCGGCAGTCGCCTCGCGGACGAGACCCGCCTTTTCGAGCGCCTCGAAGCGCTTGGCGGCGACGTCGCGAAGGATCATGCCCTCGCTGACGACGCCGTCATCGCCGTGATGGTGCTCCAGCACGTAAGCATTTTTCATGTTGGCCTCCTTAAAGCCGGCTCCTTGCGACGACCGCGGCGTGCGCGGCCGATGGAAAGAGCCGGGGGCGCCACATGGACGCCCCCGAGCAGTCGCGGGGATCAGGCGAAAGTGAAGTTGCCCTTCACCATGGCGGCCGGGCGGCGCACGACCAGCGCCAGGCGCTTCTCGGCGCGCACGGTCAGCATGTTCTTCACGAAGTTGTCGCGGTCCTGGTCGGAGATGCGCACTTCGGTGTCCATGCGGTCGAAGATCTGGGCGGCCAGCTTGAAACCGCCGACCATCCAGTTGCCCGAGCCGATCCGCTTGGTCGACACGACCGGGCGACCCCACAGGATCGGCCCCGCCACGCCCTGCGGATTGGCGAACACGTAGCCATTGGCCGAGTCCTTGGTGAGCTCGATGTTCGCCCACTGGGTGGGGTGGATGATCATGCCGTCGGGAGCATAATCCGCCAGTTCCACCTGCAGAATGCCGAGGCGCAGGCGGTCGATGCGGGTTTCCCCGGTGACCGAGACGCCCGCCGGCTGCGAATAGGCGGTCGCCTGGGTGTAGATGCCTTCCAGATGCTGGCCGGTGCCATCGCCCAGCAGCAGCTCCGAGTCCTCGACATCGTCGAGGCCCCAGCGCAGTTCGCCGTCGATCAGGCTTTCCAGCTGGGGAACGTCGTCCATCGCCTGGCGCGACGCGGGCACCCAGTGCGCGATGGTGCGTACCGGCGCCGTCGCCACGTCCCATGCATAGACCGATTCCGGCTTCTGCGCGCCTTCCGCGACGCCCGCCGCGTTGTTCGTGCGGGTCGTCTGATAGGCATATTCGATCGCGTTGCTCTCGGTGCGGCCCGGGGTGAGCAGGTCGCGAACGCGCAGGCCCATGCGGGGCATGGTGACGATTTCCGACTGACGATCCGGCAGGATGAGCCCGCCGGCCGAGCCCGACGCCGACGTGATGGCCTTCACCGAGATACCAACGGTGCCCTTGCAGCCGCCCTCGGCATAGGCCCGGATATCTTCGTGGCTGGCGACCTCGACGCCGAGCGACTTCAGCTGCGGCTCGCCGTCGTCACCGCCCCGGCGGGACTGTGCGAGCTTCTGCGACAGCTCAGTGATTTCGCCGCGCAGGCCGGTCAGTTCGGAGAGAGCCTTGTCGGCCTTCTCCTTGGTGTCGGCGTTGATCTTGTCGCCAGCCTCGCTCTTGGCGCGGAATTCCTTGGCGAATTCCTTTACCTCGCCCAGCGTCTCGCCGAGCTGCTTCTGGAGCGCTTCGAGCGACTTGTCGTCACCGCCGCCGCTATTGGCATCCTTGCGGCCGAATTCGAGCGCGAGCGGGGTGGCGGCCGCGGTCAGCGCCGCGGCGTGCATCATCTTGGTCATGGTACTTCTCCGTGGGGCCGGATCAGAGCTTGAAGCCGGCCAGGGTGTCCGAGATGGCCTTGAGGGCCGGGTTGATCGTCACATCGCGCTCGGACTCCCTCCGGCGCAGTTCCGCGAGGCCGTGGCTGACGAGGCCGGCGGCGCGCGTCTTCGAGAAGCCTGCCTCCCGCAGGAACTTCTCCAATTCTCGATCGGTGGGCAGCTCGCCATGCGCGAGCTTGAACTTGACGGCCTCGACGCGGGCGTCGTCATTGGCCGGGAAGGTGACCAGGCTGATCTCGACCAGGTCGAGCTTGGTCAGCGTGCGGATGCCCGTCTTTTCGTCATAGCTGCTCTCGCGCACCCAATAGCCGATCGACAGGCCGGTCACGGTCCGCGCCTTCATATGCTCATAGGCGCGCTTCTCGGTCGCGCCCGCGTCGAGCAGGATCTGGCCGTCGCCCCAGAGACCGTGATCGTCCTCCTTCAGATTCTTCCAGGCGCCGATCGGCTCGCTGCTGCGGTGCTGCCACAGCACCGGGACCGGCCGGCCCTTCGATTGCAGTTCCGCCAGGCTCTCGGTGAAGGCGCCCTTGGCGACGACCTCCATATAGCTGTCGACGACGCCGAAGACGGAGCCGTAGCCGTTGAACGAACCGTCGTCCTGGACGCCCTTGACCTCGAAATCGAAGTCGCGGACCTTGAGGGCGCCGCTGTGCTTGCGCCCATATTCGGGGTGAAGCCGCATCGTCAGTCCTCCAGTGCAGGGCCGCGATTGTGGCCCATCATCGATCGAACCTTCGCCTCGATCAGAGCTTCGATATTGCCGCCGTCGACGCCGAGCATGCCCAGCAGCGCCGACCGCAACTGCTGTTCGGACGACTGCGCGTTCGCGGTGCCGAGCTGGTCGAGACGGACCAGGTTCGACTGGACGGTCAGGAACTCGCCGCCCTCGCGGTGATCCAGATTTTCGCGCGACCGCATTTCGTTGCGGTCCATCACGCCATTCTGCCCGAACGCCGAATAGAGCGCGGCGCGGCCGGCGCTGTCCGCCGCCATCACCGCCTCCCGCTTGAACTCGGGATAGACCTTCTTCCGTTCGGCGCGCGGTAGCAGTTGCTTGCGGGCTGCCTGCTCGATGCGCACCAGCAGCGGGTTGAGGCGCAGCGTCTGCCAGCCGAGCAGCAACTGCTCGATGCCCGACCCCCACATGGTCTGCCCCTTGGCGGCATGCCCGATCAGGATCGGCAGCATCCCGAACCAGCGGCATAGCTCCTCGACGTCCCACGCCCGCGATTCGAGCAGTTGCACGTCGACCGGGTTCATGCGCAGCGGCGCGAACTTGAAATCCTTCTCCAGCGGCACGATGCGGCCGCGCATCGCCTGACCGCGGAAGCTATCGAAGATCTCGATCAAGTCGGCGCGCTGGTCGGCGGTCAGCTTCGTCGACCCCGTCTCCATGAAGCCGGACAACTGCAACCCACCGCTGAAGGTGTCCGCTGCGATCTTGTTCGCGGCGATCGCGCTGCCCAGCGTGCGCCGGCCGAACTCGATCGGCGACAGTCCGATGTCACCGCCCAGCGTCAGGCCACGGACGTGAAAGACCTTCTCCGCCGGCAGCGTCTCGACCTTGCCGCGATCGACGAAGTCGTAGACTTTCTCGTTGTCGCGGTTGCGGCGCAGCCTGGTCAGCTCCGGCGACATCGGCGTCAGCGCCGTCACGCGCTGTCCCAGCGTCTCCTTCTCCGCGTAGAAATTGCCCGCGAGATCAAGGCACCCCGACACGCTGCCCCAGAACTCCGCCGGTGTCTGATCGCGGTTGGGATCCTCGTGCAGCAGGTCATAGAGCCAGTGATCCGATTCCGACTTCCGCCCGCCGGTGGCGCTCTTGCTGTACACGCCGCAGCCCATCGAGCCGATCAGGTCGGCCTTCAGGTTGATGCACGCCCAGGCCGTCGCGAGGCCGAGCGTCGTCTTCGCGTTGACCTTCTGCCCGGCCGTGTCGATCGCCCCGCCGAAGCGGATCAGCTTGCGCGTCGGCTCGTCCTCGGGCGCACCGCTGAGCTTGCCGCTCTCGCTCGACGACGACCAGCGGAAGGCCGAGCCGACCCATTCCCAGAACGCCATTACGCGGCCGCCTGCTTCATCAGATTGATGAAGTCGTCGACGGTGCCGTCGTCCTCCTCGGGCACGATCATCGGAGCAATCGCGTTGACCATACCATCGACTCCGTCGATCTTGTTGGGGCTGTTGGCCGTCTCCTTCTTGGGAAGGAGGCTCCCGTCCGTGCGGCGGTCGACGACGGCATTGCCGACCATCCACTTCATCACCGGATTTCCGTCATGGCGCAGCCGGCGCGGGCCGGATTTCACGCGGGCCTCGATGGCCTTGGCAGGGTCGGTATGGTTCTTCGCGTTCTTCGCGAGCTGGACGGCGAACGGGTTGTCAGGTTCGCCGAAGTCCTCGTTCAACCGCGACGCCATGGCGAGGCCGCTGTTCCACTGGTCGAAGACCGCTTTCTTCACCGTGAAGCGGGCCTTCAGGCTGCGAATCTGCTCCTCGATCACGCGATGGTCGATGAAGTCGCCGGGGGTGGTTGTAAGATGACCTTCGTCCGCCCAGCGCTGGTACAGCTCCGTGATCTGCTTCGTTGCCGTGTCCTGGCTCTTCAGCCGATCCTCGGGCACGTAGAACCAGACCTTCACCAACAGCCGGCCAGTGGCGTCGATCGCAGCGAGGACCAGCGCGGAGAGGTCATCGACGTTGGAAAGGTCGCCGCCCAGATAGCATTCGAGCCCGTCGAAATCCTCGAGCGTCAGGCTATTGTCGGCGCAGGCTTCCCATTGGGTGACGTTGAGCCAGGCCGACAGCGCGCCGATCCAGATGTTGAGGCGCTTGGTCTTGAACTCGCCCTCGGCGGCCGGGTTGTTCTTCGCCTCGATCGCGAACTGTCGCAGTTCGTCGAGCTGGACCGCGGCGCCGAGCAGCGGGTTGGCCTTGATCCACTTCGATTCGTCGAAGGGGTCGTCGCCTTCCTTCCGATCGTCGTCGTAGTCTTCGGCCCGATCGAGGGTGAAGATGATCGCGAAATAGTGCTCGGCGATGACGGTCCGGTTCAGCACCTTCGCCGCGAAGGCCCGCTCCTCGTAGCAGGGCCCGTTGATGTCCGATCCGGCGGTCGTGATGATCCACATCAGCGGCTGCTTGCGGGCGCCGAACGCCGACCGCATGACGTTGAAGAGGCTTCGGTCCTTGTGCGCGTGGAACTCGTCGAGGGTGACGAGGTGCGGGTTGTGGCCGTCCTGCGATTTCGATTTCGCGTGAAGCGGCTGCATATAGCCGCCGTTCTCCGCGCAGGTGATCGACTTCGCCCAGGGGATGACGCCGAACGCCTCCTGGAGCGCGGGCGTTTTCTCGACCATCCGCTTCGCCGGATGAAAAACCTTCTTGGCCTGGTCGAACGTCGTGGCGACGGTCAGCACCTGGGGGCCGACCTCATTCTCGCAGCACAGGCAATAGAGCGAGATGCCAGCCGTCTTGGTTGACTTCGCGTTCTTTCGCGCGACCTCCTCGTAGACCATCGTGAAGCGGCGGAGGCCGGTCTTCTTCACCCGCCAGCCGAACACGCACGCGATGACGAATATCTGCGCCGGCTCCAGCCGGATCTCCGGCGTGTCCCAGACGCCCTCAATGTGCGGTAGCTTCTC